GCGCCCGCATGATGTAGAGCGGGTCGTTGAGTAACCGGCTGATCGTTAATAGATCGCCCGACAGCGTTGGCGCAGCGGGCGGAAATCCGATCTGGGTTGCCATTCGGAGTCCTACTTTCTCAAACGTGCTGCGTCCGCAGCGTTTTCGGGGATCAAAAAACCCCGGACGCCGGAAGCGGCCGGGGTTATGTGCGGGCTGTTACCGGAAAAGCACCGGAACGGTTTGTCCGTTGGTGGCCGCCGTGATGGCGATACCGACGACGTCGTTGTAGTTGGTGTCAGATCCGATGGTGGCCACCGCTCCAGCTGCGGCGGGCACCACATAGGCGCCGGCAGCGATCGACCCCGATGCGGTCATCAGGTGTTCGCCGACGCACTGGAGCACGGTCACCTGGGCGCCGCTGGCGGCGTCGTATTCGGCGACACCGACCCACGGCTGCCCGGTGGCTGTTGCAGGGCTCACGGTGCTAGCGGCCGTGATCTGCACAAGCTGGCCGCCAGTGATCGTGGCGCCAGCCGTGTAGGTGCGCCGAAACGCGGGAAAAAAGTTCGGTGCGTAGTTACCCATGACTCAGGCGTCCTTTCCGCTGATGCCCGCGACCCGGTTGAACATGGTCTCCAGTTCTGGGTCGACGTTGGTGTTCTCGTTGCTGTAGCCGTGACCCATCGAAGCGACCGGGATGGTGTTGGGCGAGATCGACAGCAGCGCGTTGCGGGCGCCCTGGCGGTCGGCGCGCATGTAGTTCAGGAAGCTGTCGCGGCTGGCCACCGCGATGCGGCCATCCTTGATCGCATTGTCGACGATGCTCTCGTCGTCCGTGCGTTCTTGCTGCGCGCGTTCCTGATTGAGCAGATGCACGTCGGCTACCAGCTTGTCGTGCGACGCCTTGTCGACCAGCGTTAAACCGAACTTCGCCGCCACCTGCGTGGCCTGCTCCACGGTCGGCTCAACCGGCGGAGCGGGTTCTGCCGGTGTTTCTGGCTGCTCGTCGGCGCGCTCGGTCAGAGCCTCGTCGATCGCAGCTAGCATGGTCTCGTCGTCAGCATCGGGCGCAATGCCGAGCTTTTCCGCGAGGCCTTCTTTCAAGGTAGCCATATGGCCGTCCTCCTTATTGGTACCCTCGGCCTCGTTTGGCTGAGGAGCTTGATTGTGCGCCAACGGGATCCGCGGCGCCGGGGCTGACCTTCGTCCTGCATGGTTGAACATCGACAAATCGAAACGGGCCACCATCTTCCGGTCGGCGTCGTCGCCGTTCTTCGACGGCTTCTCAATCCGGTCAGCCAGACCGGCGTCGACCGCTTCCTGCGCCGAAAACCACGTTTCCTCGCCCATGAGGTCCAGCCATTCATCGACGGTGCCTCCGGTGCGGTCGGCGTAGATGCTGGCGATGTTGCGTGTGGCCTGGTCGAGACGATCAGCCATCTTGCGCATGTCCGCAGATCCGCCTAGCACAATGCCGCTCGCGTCATGAATCATCATCTCGGAGTTCGGCCGCATGATGATCGTGTCGCCGCCCTGCGCGATGTACGATGCCGCGCTGGCCGCCAACCCGTCGACGATCGTTGTCACATGCCCGGGGTGGCCGCGCAGCGAGTTCAGAATCGCGACGCCATCGAACACGTTGCCGCCCGGGGAGTTGATTCGCACGGTGAGCTCGCGGTCATCGTCCAGCGCGGTGATCGCCCGCGCCAGGTCTTCGGCCGCGACACCGAACCACGAGTCGATCTCGTCGTAGATCAGTATTTCGGCTGGGCCGCTGTCATCCTTGGCCGCGTTGCGGATCTGATACCACTCACGCCTCTGCGTGGTCTCTGGCACGTCAGAACTCCATTTCCAATTGACTGCCGGCCGTTGCCGCCGCCTTGGCTGCGCGCGCCGGACGGTTGCGGCGGCTGTGCGCGCGCACCGGAACCCGATTGCCCGGCTGCGTCTTCACCGCGGGCGGCTCCGAAGGCACATGCGCCGGATCACCACCATCGTCAGGATCCGGCTCAGCCGTAGCAGGATCAGCCGGCGGCAATCCCAAGATGAGCCGCTGATATGCCTCGAGCTTCTTGTCCGGAGTGATCAGACCCGCCGTCACCAGCAGCTGCAACGCCGCCGCCGTCGCATCCTGCCGCGCGCCGATCTCCTCGAACGTCAACAACGGGCACGGCTCATCCGGGCCCCAGTTCACGGTGACCAGTTCCTCGATGATCCCGGCCTGCGCGAAATCCTTGATCATCTCGGCTTCAGCGTTTTCCGCTTCGATGAACGGGTCGGTCAGCACCGACGCCAACGCATACGAACCGCCGGAATCGAGGTTCAGGAAGTGCGCCAGGCAGACGATGCCCATCTGCTTGTCGTGCCACTCGATGCCCTGCCGGATCAGGTCACCCGGCAGCGTGCCGGTGACGCCGATGATCTTGCCGTCGGTGCCGAATGGGAATGCCACGCCAGCGTTGTCGCCCGAGCGCCACTGCTGCGCGATCTGCCCGTACAGGTCCAGCCGATCGGTGTCCTCGGATTCCTCCTCAGACACGTTGATCACCGGTGTACCGATGCCGTGCCGGCGCGCCGCCGCCACCTCGATGCGCTGCAGCTCGTTTTTGAACCGCCAGTTCCCATACGCCGGCCGGATGATGCTGTTACCCACCCAGACGCCTGGATCCTGCTCATGCACATAGGTGAGCAGCCGGTTCCCGGGGATCATCTTGGCGCCGCCGAGACTGGCCGGGAACACTCCACCGGACCAGCCGAGTGTGCCCGCCGGCCACTGCTGCAGCCCGTCTAAACCGCCGTCGAGGCCGACATCCCAGAACGCGATCGTCGACGACGGCCGCGGCGCCAACTGCACGAGATGCGCCCGGCCATCCTCGATCTCATAGATGCGCTCGAACACCGCGTGCCCGAACTGCTGAAACTTCAACGCCCACCGCAAATGCTGCGACCAAGAAAACTTCGTCCGCGGCGACGGGCTCGCATCCTCGTTATCACCGCGAATCGGCAACCCCAAATCGCCGGCGACCAGCTTCACAACCTCCGGCCGGGCCCCATTCGGGTCGATCGACCACCTCGTTTGCCGAATCGGCAGCCCAATCGCCCGCAACAGCGACGCCAGGCGGCCATCCTCGCGGGGCATCTTCGTGAACGTCCGAACCGACGCCGGCCACAACACATCCGGGTTGTCTTCGAACCAATCCCACTGCGAAAAAGCCGCCAACATCCCCGGAAACGCGTTGACATAGCCGTATCCGGTCGTCGGAGCGGCTTTTTTGGTGGTCGTAGCCAACTTTCACCGCTCCTTTCTGGTCAAATCGCCTACATCGCAGCCGTCATAGGGTCAAAAACGTCCGAAAACGCGCGAGCACCCGACACCACCGGCTTAGCCAGTGGCCGACGCCGCTGCTTACTGAACGTCAACAGGCCCCAGTGCGCCAACGTCGCCGAATCCAACTGCGCCGACGACGAATCAGCATCCAAATCCCACACAAAGCGGCCACCAGACAGCTCCCGCTTGACCGCCGACGCCACCGCGGTATCCAGCAACGGCTGCCCAGGATGCGACAACAACCCTTCCAGCGCGGCATTCAAAAATCCGCCGCACGCAGCCTGCACCTGAGTCGAATTCGCCACCACCGGCTCAATCCTGGCCGCAATCAGCCCAGGAACCGCCTCCATCGCCGCCGACTGGTGATTGATCACCACCGCAGCAGGATCCCACGCGTGCACAACCGCAACGACAGCGTCCAAAACCTTCGTCAGCGACTCGACCCGGCTGTAACCGAGCTCGACGTGCACGCGCCCGGTGGCCGTGCGCTGCGACGCCGAAATCACCCACGTCCGCCGATCCGGCGACCGACCCAACGCCAACGCCCTCGACCCGCTCAAATTCGGCACCGGGTCACGCATATCCCGCCAGCCGTCTTCGTCGAACACCGCATGAAAGTCCGTTTCCGGCGGCGGATAATCACCACGACCCAGATAGTCCGCCGCGAACAACGCCTTCTGCATGGCCGTCTTCGCCTTCTGCAGCTTCGTGCGGATCTCACGCTCATTGGTCGCCACGCCATACGACGGCTGCGCCAGCCGCCACGTCTCCGGCTCATCATCCGGCGCCCCCGGCGGCGCCGCGAACAGCTGATAAAACAGATCCGGCGCCCCAGCCAAACCGAGACGATGCATCTCAGCCAGCGTCTGACAATTCGGGTGAACATCCTTCACCGGCGGCGTCGACGTGTAGATCGTCTGCGGATTCTGCGCCGCCGACTGCGCACCAGTCAGGTTCGACTCCTCAGCCGGCACCACGTCATACGACTCATCGCTGAGATACAGATCCACCTCGGTATAACCACGACCGAAGTCCTGCGACCGCGGCCCGAACTCGACCATCGCACCGTTCGTCAACCGGATCACACCGCGGTTACCGGCCTTCGACGGCTTATCCGCCAGCCGCTTCCGCAGCGACGGCACCCGATAGATCACCGTGCATACCCGGTTGAACACGTCCAGCGCGGTCGCCCACCGCTGCGCCGTATACACGATCCTCTTCGTATCGAGCACGAACAGGTGGAACAGGATCAGCAGAACAATGATCAGCGTCTTGCCCTGCTGCCGCGTGCACTCGATCGTCACATCGCGGTGCGTCCACAGCCGCTCGCCCCACTCGTTCGCCGGTTGCAGCGACAAAATGCCGCGCAGCGACATCCACTCCCACGGCATGCATCGCAAACCGATCCGGCGGCCGAACTCGGCGCACTTATCGCCCAACGACTCATCACCAGGATGCCGCGACTCAAACTCCGGCTCCTGGCGCCCAGTCAACCGTGGCCACGTACCGATAAAACCCGGATACGGTCCCAGCTTCAGCTGATCGCGATCCTCAGAGATCAGCAGTGACGTCGGGCTCATCGAACTCATCCGGCATCGCGGCGCGCTGCGTATGAATCGTCGCCAACAGCTTCCGCAGCTGCTCAGTGAACTGCCGATGCTGAACCAACACGTTCGTCACCTGCACTTCCACCGTCTTGGCGCCGATCTTCACCTCAAACCACGACGACCGCTCACCACTGAGCAACTGGTGTGACCGTTCGAGGTAGTCCGCGATATGGCCCGCCTGCTCGATCAGAAACTGCAGCGAATACGGATCACCGTCGGCGGCCAGCTCCGAAACCAACCGCTGCCCAGCCGTCTGAACAGGCGTTTTCCGTCGCGCAGCCATCTAACCGTGAAAACCGTTGAAACACAAAGCATTCCGACCATCCAACCCACGCGAAAAGCCCTGCGTGACAAGCATTCCCACGCCAGCCGGAAAAAACATACCGTGCGAAAAAAAAAGCTTGAC